AACTTCTTGAGCGGGTTACCCTGCACGCTTCTTCGCCATCTTCCTGAAGGTCTTTGCCAGGTTGTACCGCTTGCTCCCGGGCGGGCAGGTCGCGCCCCCGAACTTCGGGCCGGTGCACACGCCCTCCGTCCCCCGCCGCTTGATGCTCGCCCTGACGCCCTTGATCCAGTTGGTGGGGTTCTTAGCCATGACGGTCCTTATCGAAAGTGGGGCTGGCCCTTCGACCAGCCCCTGCGGGAGTCCCTGCCCGCCCACCCCTCAGGTGGTTCAGTAGCCCTTCATCCCGCCGAACTTGGGAGCCTTGAATCCCTTGATCTTCATGCGCTTCGCCGCACGGGTTCCGGTCATACCCTTGGGCTTGACCTTCATGCGACGCTTCATGTTGCGCTTCATGTTCTGCAGGATGTTCACTTGCAGCCTCCCTTGCAGTTGCACATGCTCTTGCCGCAGCTCTTGCAGCCCTTGACCTTGATCTTCTTTGCCATTAGCAGTTCCATGCCCGAAGGCTCTTGTTGATGCGAGAGTTAGGATCGTTCGCCGTCTTGCTGCTCGTCAGCTTCTTCTTCATGCCGCGCATACGGGCGCAGAACGAGTTTCGTCTCGACCCACCCTCGGGTTGCGGACGCTTGAGGTTGCCGCCCGTAGCGCGGTTGTACGCCTTCCGGCCGAGCTCACTGAGCCCACCAGCCGGGTTCTTGTGCTTTGCCTTGAAATCAAAACGCTTCTTCGCCATGGTTACTTCTGGGTCAGGAGGTAACGGGTCTTCTGCACCAGGGCGAGCATTTCGTCCAGGATGTTCATGAGGGCGGTCTCGTTCTCGCCGATGTCGGACGGGATCTCGTTCCGCAGCACCGACTCAAGGGTGGACAGGATGCGCTGGGCGTCCCCACCAACCTCAAGGCTCGTGATGCCGGACAGGATGCCGCGCCCCTTCGCGCCGATGGCGACCTCGACGAATCCGTCGATCAGTCCGTCAAGCCCTTCGTAAGCGGAGCCGAGCGCAGTGTGTTCAGCGTGACTGACCGTGAGCCAATGCTGCATGCGCAGTGACTGCTGCGCACCCATCAGCTTGCCGATGCAACCGCACTTGCCGCCCTGCTTCGGCGCAGGCTTGGTGGGGGCCTCAGGCGGATTGACGATGCGGATTGCCATGCCCGCATTTTAGCAATGGGAAAGGGGTGTGCCCCGAAGGACACACCCCTTTTTGCCTTGCTTCAGTCAGAGGGCGATTACTCGCCGTACTGCTTGTCGAAGGTCACGCCTTCAAGCTTCATGCCCGCAGGCTGATCCGGGACAAGCTGCATGCGCAGCATGCCCGGCATCTGAGCGCCTTCGGTCAGGAGGCTGTTGCCGCTGCCGGTACCCGTCACGCGGGTGATCGGCACCTTGATCGTGGAGTACCCGAGAGCCGGGGCCACGAACTCGAAGGGGATGAAGGCCTCGGCCTTGTCGAACTTCTGGGTGCCCTTCGGCGACGGCGGAACGTACTTCTTCCAGTTCGCGCCGCCCTTGCGGAGGCCGTACACGGTGCCGTTCTCGATGTAGTTCGAGGTGTAACCCGTGTAAGTGCGGCCGTCGAAGGTGAACTTGAAGCCCTCCTGGCTGCCCTCGTTGGTGAGCGACGAGAGCTTGCCGGTGCGGTCCAGGTTGTACTGGCCGATCTTCTGGCTCTCGTAGTTCAGCCACACGCCGTCGCTGGCGATCAGGCAGTCGATGTACTGGCCGTACTTCTCCTTCGCACGGTGGAAGCCGCGGAGGTACTGACGCATCTTGTGCTCGGTCAGGGTGCCGACCGACGACTTGAAGAACGACTTGAACTCGGGGTGCGTGTCGACGTTGATCTGGTTGTCAGACGAACCATCAGCGTCGTTGCCCAGCAGATTGCCGGTCTTCTTCAGCCAGCTGTTAATGCCCGCGATGCCGTAACCACGGCTACCAGCGACCGCGCCGTTCGCGAACACGACAATGTCGGTGTTCGCGATGTTGCGGGCCGAGGTGGCGTTGTTGTGGCAGTTCAGGCCGATGACCGTGATGGTCACGAGGTTCTTGACCTCGTCCACCTTGGTCACGAACGCGTTCACGCGCTTGCCGGTGCCATCGTCGTTGCGACGGGTAGCACCGGTGGTACCGGCGCTGCCCTCGTAGATGTCCACGCGCTGACCGACCGCGTAACGGTCGATGTTGCCTTCGCCGGGGGTGAAGGAAGCGGTGGTGTTCGTGCTGAACGAAGTGCTCTTGCTCGTGATGGTGCCCAGCGAGTACCACGTGTTGTCGCTGATGTACCAGTAGTTGCAGAGCGTGTGCGCGATCAGGCGAGCGTGACCCTCGAGCTTGGGCGCAAGGATCTCGCCGATGAACGCCGGGGTGGCCTCGGCCTGCATCTCACCCAGGGTGACGAGCAGGTTGGACACCATGGCCTTCATGCCGATGCCCAGGCGGTACGGCTTGGCCATCGCGCCTTCGGTGGCGTCCGGCCAAGTGTTCGTCAGGCCCTGGGTCTGCATCTTGTCCGCGACGTTCAGCACGGTGTCGTCACCGTACAGCACGAAGTTGCTGCGGGTGTCGGCCATCTCCAGCACGCCAGCCATCGAGCCCATGTAGATCTTGAGGATCTTCATGTCACGACCGATCAGGTTGGACTGACCGACGCCCTGGCTGCTGACCGTGGTGTCCCGCCACGCCGGGTCGAGGGCCGGAAGGAACACCTCGATGTTCTTGTTGAGGATCTCCTGAATGCGCGTGCTCTGCGCATTGAAGAGAGAGTTAAGGGGTGCAAATGCCACGGTAGTTGTCTCCGGTCTCAGACCGGTTTGAGTGCGTTAGTTCAGACCTTCGTTTCCCCACCAGCCGCAGCGTCGGCTGCCATGCGGGAAAGCGCGTCCACGTTGAACTCTCGAACGCTCTTGTCGACCGCGCCTCGGTCCATGCCCTTCTGGAATTCGGGGGGCTTGACCTCAGGCTTGGACTTCAGGAACTCGAGCTCGCCCTCTGTTTCCGGCGACCGGCCGAGGCCGTCAATGTCGCCGATGACCGTGCGATAATTTCCTGCAACAGCCTTCGCCGCCTTCGCGGCTTCGTCCGCGACCCAGTCCTCGCTGAACCTTCCGCCCTCGGCATCACGCCGGGAGTAGAGGTTGCGGAGGGTGGCCTCGCGGACCTGCTCCTGCAGAGCTCGCCAGGCACCCGCCGCATGCTCGCGGCCACGGGTCTTGTCGAGCGTTTCCAACATCTTAACGATCTCCGGGTTCCCGTCAATGGCGGAAACCACGTTCTTGTCCATCTGCTCCTTGAGCAGGCGCAGGCGAAGCTCGTTGGTCTGCTTCAGCGCAGCCTCCGCACGCTCCTCCGCAGCCCGCGTGGTCTTCTTCAGCATTTGCTCGATCTGCGTTTCCTCGCTCACGTCAGCCTCCTGGTCTCCACCCTCCTCGTCCACGTACTCCTGCGCGTACTTCCGGGCCTCTTCGTCGCTGAACCCCGCCCCACGCAGCACCTCGTACGCCGCCTGGACGTCCGGGCTCTCGCCACGCATCAGCTTGGTCGCGTTCTCCCGGAACTTCTGCAGGCCCTGGACCTGCTGCTCCATCTCCTTGGCGCGGTTCGCCTGCGCCAGAAGTTCGCCGACCTTGATGACCGTGCCGTCCTCCAGCTCCAGCTCCGTCTCCATGTCGATGCCATCGTCCTGCGCTTCGGTGTTCTGATCGTCAGCCATTTGCTACTCCTTGAGGGGGTTGTGCTCCGGGACCGATCCGACCTGCCACCGCCCCACCAGCCATCTGGGGGTTGACGAGGGCGACGTCGTCGGGGTTCGGGACCATCGCGGGTAGGGACTGTCCCATGAACGAGATCAGGGACTCACGGTATGCCTTGAACGCGTCCTGCACGCCAGGACTCGACAGGGACATGATCGGGTTGGACATGAATGCGCTCAGCACCCTGAGCTGCATGTCCGGTCGTGCGGTGTGCGGGGTGAGCACGATCTGCTGGCTCTGCTGCCCGTCGCCGTACAGCAGCAGGATGTTGCGGATGATGCTCTCGTACGCGCTCTTCTCCTCGTCCATCCACATCGCGAAGTCGAGGCCTTCCTTCAGCGCGAACAGCTTCAGGCCTTCGGGGTCCGTCACGCCCGCCTGCAGCAGGCCCATCGCCTCCTGCTTCCGCACGACCTCGCTCTTGGGGCTCGTGTCCCGGACGGTGAAGCTGATCTGGCTGAAGTTCGGGATCGGGTTCTTCTTGAAGTTGACCGTGCCCTCCTCGGGGTCGATCACCGCACCCGCGAGCTCGAGCGTCAGCTTGTTGACCGGCAGGGCTCGGTCGCTCACCAGCATCTCCCTGCTCGCCTTCTGCACCAGGCTCTTGTACATGCCGCCGAACGCAGCCTGCACACCGCTGGTGGGGTTCGTCATCGCCTTCGAGATCTGCTCGTCGAGGAACTGCAGGCCGCTCGCGCTGTCCACGCGGCCCTTCTCCTGCAGCAGGTCCTGCACCGGGCTCAGGCTGTCGACGATGCTCTTCGCAAACTGCGCGACCTTGCCCGGCACGTCACCCGCGTTGTGCGGCGTGATGACCATGGGCTTGAAGTCATCGCCCAGGATCGCGTCCTTGCTGTAGCTCAGGTAACGCAGGCCCTTGCCGATGTCGCGCATGACGGCGCGCTCGTTGATGGTGCCCTGCGGCATGACCAGCACGCCGTACTTGTCGATGTCGCGGATGTTGTTGAACAGGCTCTTGAGGAGCCGTTCCATCTCGCGCACGATTCCGAACATGAGGTCGAACAGGCCCGCCCCGTGGAACGTGCCGTTGTCCATGAACCGGGCCATGCCAATCGGGCAATACGTCTCCACGTCGCTCAGGTCCCGGTCATCCAGCACCACGTTGCCGCTGGACACCACGTACCGCCCCACCGTGCCGCGCGGCCCGTCGAGCCACAGCTCGCGCACCTTCACGACCTCAAGCTCGTTCTTGCCGGGAATGCCGTTGAGCGCACCGCTGCTCGCGGAGTTCAGGACATAGCCGTTGCCGGGCGCATCCGCCGGCTCTTCCATGTCATGCCCGTACTCCCAGCTCCACGCGTCCATCTTCTCCTTGTTCTTCTCGATGGTCGCGTTGCCGAACCGCTCGCGCAGGAACTCCATGGGCACGAC